CTGAAGTCGGAATGGCCTCTGATCGAGGCCAGACTCCTCCATACGGCAAACTACCGTTGGAGGACTTGACTTCTCCCACAAGCCCGTAAGGGCCCGCCTTCACACTAATGTGAAGGCCACCACCCAAGCTTTATGCTGACGCGCTTGGGGCGTCCAGAACGCTCCAGGTGCTTCTCATCTTGGCTCATGGGTGGCTCCCACGAGGAAGGTCCATACTTTTGGACCGTGCCGGGCCAATAACAGGGAATAGAGCTGATATCGCTATCAGCAACCCTTAGATTATTGGATTCCAGCTTGAGTAAGCACTTGAGCAAGGCACCAGTATCTCCGAGCTGATCACTCGGAGCTTTGGCCTCGACAACATAGCCCCGAACTTGAGGGCTAAAAAGGCTTGGGTGCATGCGTTCGCAATCGTAATCGCGAAGGCGTGAAACCCTGCCTAGCACAGGTGACTCTGGTGCTACTGTCGGGAAATGTTTCAACATTCCTTGAAGTAGCTTATCCAGATAACGGACGGTCGACGGATACCAACCAAGATATAGTTGGTTCCGAAGAGCGACCGTTGCAATGACACCTGTTGCGTCTGCCATTGTGTCGGGTAACACTTGCCGGACACGGACAATTGAAATGTCCTGTCCATTAAAGTATTCTCGACCACAAGACTCTCTGAACCTTCCGGTCCAGAAAGACTTGTCCAGACCAACTCGAGCTCCAAAAAGTTCGAGTGTCTGTACAATGGTATGCACATGATCTACGGGGACAATCAAATCATCTCCGTAGACACGCACCGAGCCAAGAAAGGATTTAACATCTTTCTTGGTTAGCGTCACGTTGAGCGATCTCTGGATCCCTAGGAAGATCAAGGTCGTAAAGACCAAGGCCTCCATCGGGAAACAGAGCGCTGAACCCATCGACGCGTACTTGGCCAAACGAATGATTCCGTGGCCAGGCACTTCAGCCCGTCTAGAACGTGTGGCATCGAGGGCCTCTTCCAAATGAGGCCATCGTTCAACCATCCGTTTAACGAGCTGATTGGAAACACGATCGGAAGCATCGCTAAGATCTAGCGTTGCGGTTCGGCCATCGGCCGATCCTTGACAAGCAAGTTCCTGATTAGGAACTTGATCGTCAAAACCGATTAGTCCACGAAGGAGTTCATCCCTATCGTGGGCAGAAAGGAAACTTCGCAGCAGAGCCTGTTGCATGTATTGCATACATGCGGGCTCAACTGCGATTATCCTAGGTGTTTTCAACGTCTTAGGAACCGAAATGACCTTCACTGGCATTTCGGCACCAGGTTCGAGGACGTCTACCTCATTCAGTTCATCAGTAAAATGATGATTAGGAATGAGATACCTATCTAGAGGAAAAACTC